AAATTCAAATACAGATAAACTTACTGTATTGAAAAATTATTCTACAGATGTTGAAGTTTGTAAAGCATTAGAATATACATACTCAATCTATAAACAATATTACGTTACTTCAGTTAACTGTAAAAAGAAAAGTGATCTAATTGCTACTACATCGAAATATACAAATCTATTTGATTTGTTAGATGCATTAAGTCTTCGTGAAATTACAGGTCATGATGCGATTGCTGCTGTAAATCGTTTTGTAAAAGATAATGAAGAATATGCAGATGTTATTTGGTCAGTAATCGATCGTAATCTTAAAACACGTTCAACAGTTACTATGATTAATAACGTTATTCCCGGTTTGATTCCAACCTTTGACGTTGCACTTGCAGAAGCGTATAATGAAAAGACCGCAAAGAAAGTCAATTTCGATGATGGTTGGTATGTTAGTCGTAAACTGGATGGAGTTCGATGCATCTGTATTATTGATAATAATAGCGATGCTAGATTCTTTTCACGAGCTGGTAATGAATTTACAACTCTTGGTAAAATTGCAGAAGTGATTAAAAAATCAGGTGTAAAGAACATTGTATTAGATAGTGAAGTTTGTATTCTTGATAAAAAAGGAGATGAAGATTTTCAAGGTATTATCAAAGAGATTAAGCGTAAGAACCATACAATTGATTTTCCAAGATTAATTGCATTCGATATCTTGACTATTGAAAATTTTACAAATGGAACCTCTCGTAATCTATTAAATCAACGTTATCTTGCGCTCGATGCTCTTATCGATCTAAATCAAGATGCATTTGGTAATTATATCTCAATGATTTTCCCACAACGAGTTGAAGATCTTGAAGATCTTGAAGAACATATTCAAACCGCAGCTCAATTTAAGTGGGAAGGTTTGATGTTGCGTAAAGATACTAAATATGTAGGTAAACGATCAACTGATCTATTAAAAATTAAAGCATTTAAAGATGCTGAATATGTTGTAGTTGGTGTTGAGAACTCAATCAATCGCGTAATTGTTGAAGGAAAGGAAGTTGAAGAAGAGATGTTAAAGAACATTATCATTGAACATAAAGGTTGTAAAGTTCAAGTGGGTAGTGGATTTAGTCAAGAACAGCGTAGACTTTATTTTAAACACCCTGAACAAATCATTGGTAAAACAGTAACAGTGCAATACTTTGAAGAAACTGAAAATCAAGATGGAGGATACTCTTTAAGATTTCCAGTAATTAAAGTAATTTACGAAACTAACCGAGATATTTAAGTATAATAGGTAATCAACAAATTTAATATGACTATAATTTTAGGTGATGGACTTCTTGGAAGTTCGGTAATTGGATTAAGTGGATGGGATTACGTTTCTAGAAGTAGAGATGGATTTGATATCAATAAAACTAAGAAGCTTAATTCACTTCTACCAAAAAGCACTAAGACAATTATAAATCTTATTGCAAATACAGACACCTATAGTACTGACATCGATGCAATGTTTCAGACTAATTATAGAGCTGTGGTAAATCTTGTTGATTTCTGTAATGAAAAAGATATTAAACTTGTGCATTTTTCAACTGATTACGTATATGAAAAATCAGTTAGTAATGCTAAAGAAACCGACAGGGCTATTCCTACAACTCCGTACGCAATGTCTAAGTTACTTGCAGATGAGTATATTATAAAACATAGTAAAAACTATTTGATTCTTAGAGGAGCTCAGAAGGTAGATCCTTTTCCTTATGAATCGGCATTTACTAATCTAATTGGTAACTTTGATTATCCTGATACGATCGCTGAAATAGTTATTGCTATGGTAATCAACGGTGCTACTGGTGTTTATAACATTGGTACTCCAACTAAATCTATGTTTGATTTAGCTAAACGATCCAATAGAAACGTTAAAGCAGCGATCGCGCCAGATCATTTTCCAAAAGACGTTACAATGGATTTAACTAAAATGGAAGAATTTTTAAAGGACAGATACGAAAATGATTAATCCAGAAATCCACGTAGCATCAGAAGCTCTTTCAGCTGCTTACCTGAATGCTGCCAATTACCCAAATATCGTATTCGATAATTTCTTAGATCCAACTGTATTAATGGCGGTTTCTAGGGAAGGTAAATTCTTAACTGAAAATATTGAAACAGAAGGATGGCGCTTTGGTAAAGGCGATGAACATGCGGATCAAGTCTTAAAAAGAGGTATTCGAGAAATTAGTTCAATGACACCTGTTATGGAATTAGTATGTGCATATATGAATAGCGATGAATTCGTTGGAGTAATGAGACGATTAACGGGTATTCCAGATCTTGTAGCGGATTGGGGTTTTGAAGGTGGTGGTTTTCATGTAACTTATCCTGGAGGAAAACTGGAAATACATCATGACTTTAACTACAAGGACGATATGGGTCCACAACGAATGTATCGTAAGGTTAATGTATTGATTTATCTGAATGAGGAATGGGAAAAAGAATGGGGTGGTTCTTTAGAACTTTGGACAAAAGAACTCAATGGTCCATTTAAAACAATCGATCTACTCTATAATAGAGCAGTTGTATTTAATATAGAGGATGCGCCACATGGTCATCCAAAACCTTTAACCTGTCCATTGAAAGAAAGTCGTAGAAGTTTAGCGTTCTATTATTATAGTCCAACGCCACCAGATAATCAATTGTACGACCGTGCATATTGGTTACGAGATAATAAATTAGTTTAAAATATTAAAGTGTCAAAGAAAAGTAATTTAACGGTTTGTAGTAGTTGTCTTGAAGATTTTAACACTAAAGAATTATATATTGTAAATAAACCAATGCGACATGGCGACATATCTTATGGATTTTATAGAACAGTATATTGTGAGGAATGCGTTAAAAAAGAAGAAACATATCACTCTATTCATTCGGAACCTAAAAAGAAATAATTTAGCTAAAATATTTAAATATTTTTGAAACTAATTAAAACAAACAAGTATAAATATCAAATTAAAATTAGAAACAATGGTACAAGAATTAATTAATCAATTAAATGAAGTTCTAACAGAAGTAAGCTCTGATGTTGAGAAGTTCGATACTAAAGGTAATAAAGCTGCCGGAACTCGTATCCGTAAAGCAATGCAAACTATGAAAGCACTCGCACAAGACGTACGAAATGCAGTATCAGAAGCTAATAAAGCTTAACAGATATATAGTAAGTCCTTTATCAATTTAGACTTTAACGAAATTGGGATGGGGGATTAGCTCATTCTGGCTAGAGCGCCTGCCTTGCACGCAGGAGGTGATCGGTTCGATCCCGATATCCTCCACATAAAGGTCTACTTATGGTAGACCTTTTATTTTTTAAAGGGTCCTCGATATACAGTATTATTGTTTGTCGTTATTCATAATTCTAGTAAGAGGACCCTTTATTTTAGATATATAATATAACGACAAACAATAATTAAATATAATGTATATCTATAAAATCACAAATAATCTTAACGGAAATAGCTATATTGGACTTAAAACTTCAACTGTTGAAGAAAGCGAAAGTTATTATGGTTCTGGAAAACTTATTGCTAAAGCTATTCAAAAGTATGGTAAAGAAAACTTTACTAAAGAAATCTTAGAAAGAAACATTAGCGACTTTGATTTATTATGTGAGCGCGAAAAGTATTACATTAAATTATATGATACTAAGATAAATGGATATAATATGACAGACGGCGGACTTGGATCATTAGGATATGAACCAACTGAAGAACATAGAAATAATATGAGTTTGTCATTAGCTGGTCAAAGTCATCCATTATATGGAAAATCCTTATCTGAAGAAACTAAAAGAAAGATCAGTGAAAAAGCTAAATTAAGAAAAGGGCGCCCAGTTACTGAAGAAACTAGAAAAAAGATTAGTGCATCTTTAAAAGGTAAAAAAAATGCTAAAAAATTTAATGAAAATTGAAACCTTTTTTAAACACGATATATAATCTATAAACCAAGAGAAACTAACAATTTCTACAAACTTTCTTAAAAAATAAATGAGAGGGTTTAAGTGATTAAGTTCATTA